GGTTTCAATTGAGCGGGAGTTGACCCCGCCCCCCTTCACGCCGCCAACTTGATGCCCTTGAAGCTAGCGGTGCCGAGGTCTTTGGACTCCTTCACAAACACGTTGTTTGCGTAGACAGACCCGACCTTCAACTGGATGCCCACGCCAATGGTGGTAACGCCCAGACGTTCACCCGATTGCACCTGCCTGCGGGTTGCGTCCTGGTGACCCTCACCATCGGTCAGGACAAACAGAACCTTCCTGGCCTCGGGACGGGAATACAACATCTCATGGGCTACACGCACGGCGAAGTAGTCATTGGTCGAGCCGCACTCCTTCAGGCGGGACACGTTACGCTTGCCCTGGGCGATAGACATTGACCAGGGTTTGATGACCGAGGTGTATGTGTCGAATGCCATGATGCAGGTTGCAACCCCTGCCCGACCCAGAGTGTCCAACAGGGCATGGCAGGTAGCCACGGCATTTTTAGCACGGGCGGCATCTCGGTTGCCAATGTCATCGAACATGGATGAGGATACGTCAACCAGGATGATCACGGCGGAGTCGATGCCGTCCTGCTCAAACCGGCGTTTAAACACTCGGTCTGTCGTCTGGGTGAACGGCAGGGCATGGACGTTGATTGACCCTGCCTTGTGATTGCGGGTGAACTCGCAGATATCGGTACTCTCAAACAGTTGGCGCACCTCATGTTGCAGTTTGGCAGACACGGGCACGGGCAGGTCGAACAGGGGGTTTGCATCATGGGACAGGTGATAGTGATCATCGGCGATCTTTGCACTCTTGTCGAAACATCCGGTGCCCTCGGTGCCCTTGGGTGCATTAGCCCGGGGTTCGACCTCCATTGGGTAGCAACCATCTCCCGGGGCAGTAGCCTGACCCACGCCAGAGCCGTTTTCCTGGCCTGGGGTACCCTTACCCTTACCCTGCCCCTGATCGCCGCTCTCAGCCCCTTCTGGTGCGTCCTGGGCACCTTCCTGAGAACCTTCCTGGCCTTCACCTGGGTCACCATTGTCGGGGTTGTCTTGAGGGTTGTCCTGGGACAGGTTCTGGAGTTGGGCATAAACCCATTCGGCAATCGCCAGGGTATCCTTGGATGACGTTGCCGTTGTCAGCATATCTGCCGCCTGGGCGAAGATCGGTTCCAGACCCTGAGCCAGGGGGACACGGGTCTGGGCATGGTTGCGCAGGTAAACTGCCAGGGCGAACGGGTATTGGGCGGGGTTTGCCCAATCCTGGACGGCAACCAGGGATTCCTGGACGATCTGTTCAACCAGGGTGGACAACAGGTCACGCACATTCCCGGTCATGCCTGAGTTGATGGCATTGTGCTCAATCCAGGCATCTTCCACGGCATTGTGCAGGGTTCTGACGTAGCGGATGCCAGAGTCAACCGAAAAGTCAGTCCATCTGCGGTGGCACAACTCATGGATGACGTACCCACAATAACGTGTAAACGTTGAGGCAGGCACAACCGCATCATCTCGGATATCGGCGAGGTACATGGTGCCGTATTGGCTGATACCTGCCGTGGAAACGTGAGCGCTCCATTCGATGCTGACGGGGGCGAGGCCAATGTGTTGGCAGACCTTGTGAGCCAGGGTCTCTACACCCTTGCGGAGTTCATGCCCAAAGTATTTGTTTTTCATGGTTCACCTTTCAGATGTTTGCTTTGATGAGGGACAGGTCGAGGTAGGTCATGGCAATCGCCTCCAGGGCGGTGCGGGACTCGGTGGGTTGACGGGCGACAATGCATGACTGCCATGCGTCAGCGGGTTGTTTGACCTTCAGCGCCCGGATGAATGCCACAACCGAGCGGATGGACGGGGCATCGATGATCTCCCCCTGGGTGACCTTCTCACGGGCGACACGCACGGCAGACAGAACGTGCTCTGCCAATGTCTCGGTGCAACCCGTATGGTTGACAACTGCTTTGATCTCCTCTGCCAGGGGCAGGTACTGGAAGTGCAGGATACGGGCGAAACGATCCATCAGGGCAGAGTTCATGGTGCGAGTCCCGGCGTAGCGGCCTGACTCATCACCGCAACCGAGGGTGTTATCGGCGGCGAAGATCATCACGCCCGGGGCACGGCGGCGCACGGCACCCCCGTAGATCACGGCGCAGTTGGGTTCTAACAGGGGGTTGAGGGTAGCCAACTCACCCTCGGGGGCGTTGCTGATCTCATCATTCAGGATGACAGTCGAGGGGGTCAAGAATGCCTGGAGGAATGACCCCGGCTTGAATACAGTCGCACCATTCTCCAGACCCACGGCACCGATGAACTCATCAGCAGATGAGTGCTTGTGGTAGTTGACCCGGGCGAAGTTGCGTCCGGTACGGGCGGCGAACTGACGGGCGGTCTCGGACTTGCCGGTGGCCTTCTCCCCGGCGAACCACAGGTTCTCGCCCGTGTCTTGAACACCGAGCAGATCCTCCAGAACGGGGCGTGTCCAGATGAACAGGGGGTCAACGGCAGGGGCGGCAGGGTGGTTCCAGATATCGACCATCAGGGGATTGCCCCGAATGTCCACAACCTCCACGCCAAACACCTCGGCGGCGGTCTTGCGGTCAACCACATGGATGGATGACAGGTCAGCGACTATGTCCTGGGCACCTGCGTCTTCTACTGCCTTGCGGAAGGGTGCGAACGCATCTGCCACGACCTTGGACACGGCGGCATTGACCTGCGACTCATCGATGGAGAACTTGCCGATCTTCTGGGATAGTGCTTTCACCTCCAGGTCAACAGACAAAACCCCGGATTGCAGTTTGCCCAAGGTGTTGGCTGAATCGTTTACACGTTGGGTCAGTTTGTCCAGGTCATCGGTCAGGTTGGCCTGGGTGCCGTCAATGCGGGAGTGCAACAACTTCTCTGCGTTGTGCAGACACACGCCGAGGTCGGTAATGGCATTATTCATCTTCCGCAGGTCATGCTGACCCGATGTCGATGCCTGGGGGGCAGGGGTGGTTGCGTGGGTGGCTACGTCATGCACCCGGGTCAGGTTGAACTGCCCATCCATGATCTGGGTCTTGAGCCATTGGACTGCATCAGCCTTGGTGACCCGGGTCTGGTCACCGGACAGGGCGTTGTACGCACCGATGACCTTTGCCATTGGCATGGCAAGCAGGGCATTGTTCACTTCTCGGATGTTCAGGTTGCTCATGTTGTTCACTCCTCATCAGTTGCTACGAAAAACGTGTCGCCATCGATGCCGCAAGTCGGCAGACCCTTTGCCGCCCACTTCTGGGTGAGTCGGATGGTGTAACCGCAGGTGGGGCAGACTGCCTTCAGCATCCGGGTGGTCTGCTTGGGACGGGCACCCAGACCCAGGGACGCATGGGGGTAGGTGCCCAGGGACTCGATAATTGCCCCGTAGGATGCATCAAACGTGGCACCCGGGACAGTCGAGCGGTAGTTCCCTCCCGCAGGGTCAAGGTGCAGTTTGTTTGCCCAGGTCTTGAACACCGAGCCATGATTGAACGCACCTGCGGTAGTGTGAATCAACTCATGCACCAGGACGGCGAATACGTCACGGGGGGAGTCAACCTTGGGGTGAATGCTGATCTCCCAGGTGTTGTCAGCGGAGCGGTCAGCAGACACGCACTCACCGACCACGTTACCCCGGTTGCCGCCAGAGGGGAACCCGCAGGTCACCCGGATACGTTGGGGGAGGGAACCATTGAACCAGGGGGTCATCTCGACCACGGCGGCATTGAGCCACTCCTCCCGTGTTGAATAGATTGATTGTGTCATGTTGCTAGTCCTAGTGTTGTTCAATGCTAGTGATTGTACAGGGTTGAAGGGATTGTGTAAATACCCGAGTAGTTTGTGGGGTTACCCCCATTTGCGCTCACGCATCAGTTGCAACAGGGGCGCGTTCCATCCGTCTACTGTAATTTCCTTGGGCAACCAACCCGGGCGGAAGCGAGACCAGATCAACCCGTGAAACGGGGGCAGTAGGTTGTTTTCAAGGAACACCCGCACCCGTACATCTTTACCTGCTGATGCCCAACCCATAGGCAGTCCGTAGTCGAAGGATTCAAGGCGCACGGCATACTTGCCGACTTGATACCAAACTGTCTCGATGGTCGGGGCAGTGTGAAACACCTGATAGGCTTTGTCTTTGTTTACAAGGAATTGCATGGTTTTTCTCCAGTTGGGTTGATATTTGAGGGGTTACCATCCGAAACGCTCGGCGCAGACGGGGCCAATGCCTCGGTCGATGGACTCGGGGTCGGTCAGGGTACGGGCGCAGACAGAACACTTGCCATAGCGTTTCCCGTAGGCGATTGCCGCATTCAGGGGGTCGGCGGCGCAGGACAGAATATCCTGCTCGACCTGGGGGGTGACGTTGAGGGTGGTGAACAGTCTGCCGTTGGCAACCTTGCCCAGGTAGGTGCCGTCTGCACCCTTGACGTAGATTGCCCCGGGGTTCTTGCCCCCTGCCGGGGCGGGGCTGAATACGAACTCACCCAGGCGCAACTTGGGTTTAGTCACCCCTGCGTTGGCACGTTCAAACGCCTGGACAATGGGTTCAATGCTGATGGTCGGGGCGTTCTCTGCCTTTGCCTGGATGATGGTTGCCCGAGCCATGCACTTCTGCACGGCGAACAGTTGATTGGGGGTGAGTCTGCCCCATTTGCGCAGGGACATAGACAGGGAACGGGCGAAGTCATTCGACTCGGCGTTGCCCTCGATCCAGGCGAACGCTCCGGGGTTTTGCTCTGCCCAGGCAAGGTGAGGGGTGATCTTACCGGGGGCGGCGGCATGGTAGGCACGATCAGCGGCGAGGGTAGCGGCGACAGTTTGCATGTTGGACTCCTAGTGTTGTTTAGGGTTTCGGACTATGTCCGGCCATACCCCCGGGGGAGGGGCATGACCTGAGACAGTCAGTAGTCAGATGCGACTGCATAAAAGTGATAGTTGCCCTCGCATCCAACATGGGTCATGCGGTCGGGGTGGAAGCCGTGGATGGTTTGGATTGCCGCTCGGTTGGCGTTTTGTGCGGCATGGTCAAAGGGGACAGTACGGGAACACCCCGTTGTGACGCACTTGACAGTAATAGTTGAACCCTTGCGGTCGGTGGGTGAGTTGTAGCGGGTTTTGTAGAGCGTGATCATGTTGTTACTCCGGTTTGTTGAGGTTGTAACGCCTTGCTAGTGGCGTTGAAGTGAATTGTACTAGCACATTTAAACGCTATTGGGTAGGTGCTTTCCCTAGGAGAAAAAAGTATTCATATCGGTGTTGTCCTGGAGTGTGGGGCAAACATATAGAGAATGGCAACTGCGTGGAGTTATCCACAAAGTTATTCACATTGGGGGTGTGGATAAGTCTCTGACCGGTGTGGATAACTATGTAACACCAAAGTAGTACAGACCGGCATAGGGGACGTTTAAATTGATGGGGTGATATCTCGGCCTGGGTGGGGGGTCAAAAAACGGCTAAAACCAGGGTCTGCACTACTAAAGTATTAAATGGTTATTCACAGGTTATGCACTTGTTGTGGATAACTTTTGGGTTATCAACAGGGTGTGGATAACTTGCGTGGTGTCCTGGGTTGTGGTCAAATCCATGCGAACAGTGCCGGTGATGGTATGTAGGTGCTGAGACCGGGTGAGTGTGCGTGTAAACGATAGGCAAGGGGGTTGGTATGGGGTTCAAGATCAGTAAGGGTGCAGACCTGGGGAAGGGTGCCGATGGGGTGCCAGAATGGGGCGAGGGAATGAGCGAAGCGGAACAGTCTGCCTATGACGCAGAACCCCCAAAAGGTAAGACAGAGAACCATAAGATCACCAGGGCAATGAGAGTGTTCATTGACGGAATAGTGGAAGGAAAAAGTCAGTTCCACGCCTATAAAGCCGCATACCCAAACGCCAAGGGGGCAGACAGAACAATACGCCAGAACGCCCATAGACTGATGAAACATCCAGGGGTTGTGTATCACCTGAGCCAACGCCAGGAAGAGACCGCCGAGGTTCTGGCTAATGATGCCAATGCGGCTCGACTCCATGTCATCAGGAACCTCATTACGCATAGCACCACAGGCAAGCAAGAAGGCACCAGACTCAAAGCCTTGGAACTCTTGGGTAAGGCAACAGGACTGTTTACACCACAGACGCAGACCGAAACACAGGTTGTGTCAGTCACAGACCTGCGCAAGCAGTTGGCATCTCACCTTCAGACGTTGGAGCGAGTGCGACCTGCGCAACAGACCATCGATGTCTACGCTGAAACACTCGCAGAGGATGAGACCAGTAGCCTAGAGCGTGGCGTGTAAACGTGCCGTGCGCTGGCCCACCCGCTCCCCACGGCCCACTTTTCGTCGTGCGTACCCGTCTGCGCCTTACGCAGTAATCCACTCATCCCACCCCATTCTCCACAGATACCCCCCTTCAATCCAAAACGCACACCCCCGGGGGGTATATAAAAAATTAAGAAAAAAGGCTTGCGAACGTTCGTAAGAACGTTTAAACTAAGGATATGACGGAAAGAGAGAGAGCCATTCTGGAGTTCATTAAGGCTTACATGAGGCTTCACGGGGTATCGCCGAGTTATGAGGTGATTGCTCGGGGGGTTGGATTGAGGTCGAAGTCGAACATACATCGTCTTATCCACAAGTTGGAGGAGATGGGTCATGTTCGGGTGAAGCCGTACAAGTTCCGGTCTATTAGGGTTATTGACCGCAGTGCTCAGGAGATTGGTGCTTTATGAGGGAAGAGATCCCGGAGGACTATGAGCTTCTATCTGAGGTGGAGATAGAGGGGTTGAATGCTGGGCTTGAGTCTGCCTCGGATGAGGTGAAGACGCAGATTCTTCGGTTGTTGAAGATTGACAGGACTGCCCGGGCGCAGAGGTCTTTTCTTTATTTCGTCACGCAGATGTGGCCTGTCTTTATCTCGGGGAAGCACCATGCCATCATGGCGGATGCCTTTGAGAGGGTGGCCCGGGGGGAGTTAAAGCGTCTGATCATCAACATGCCTCCCCGGCACACCAAGTCTGAGTTTGCTTCTTATCTGCTTCCGGCGTGGTTTCTGGGTAAATTCCCGGAGAAGAAGATTATCCAGACCGCGCATACAGCTGAATTGGCTGTGGGGTTTGGACGTAAGGTGAGGAACTTGGTCTCCTCCCCGACGTTTCAGGAGGTTTTTGACACAACCCTGTCCACGGACTCCAAGGCCGCAGGAAGATGGAACACCGGAGCCGGGGGTGATTACTTCGCTATCGGTGTAGGCGGAGCTGTGACCGGTAAGGGTGCGGATTTGTTGATCATTGATGACCCTCATTCGGAGCAGGAGGCTAAGCAGGGTAATCCCGCAGTCTATGACTCGGTTTATGAGTGGTACACATCTGGCCCCCGGCAGCGTTTACAGCCCGGAGGGGCGATTATTATTGTGATGACACGCTGGTCAAAGAAGGATTTGACCGGCCAGATCCTGAAAAACTCCCTAAAAGATGGTGTAAACGACTGGGAAGTGATCAATTTCCCAGCGATTCTGCCCTCTGGAACCCCGCTTTGGCCCGGATTCTGGTCTTTGAAGGAGCTGGAAGCTCTAAAAGCTGAACTCCCGGTGGCTAAATGGGAGGCGCAGTACCAACAAAGGCCCACTTCCGAGGAAGGGGCCATCATTAAGCGGGAAAACTGGAGGATTTGGGAGCATGACACCCCTCCGCCCTGCGAATACATCATCCAATCCTGGGACACGGCGTTTGAAAAGAGCAACCGCTCGGACTATTCCGCCTGCACAACGTGGGGAGTGTTCTATCAGCCCGATGACAAGGGTGAATCTAGGCCCAATGTCATCATTCTTGACTCATTTAAACGCAGGATGGAGTTCCCGGAACTGAAGAAAAAGGCTTATGAGATGTGGAAAGAATGGGAGCCTGACACCCTGATTGTGGAAAAGAAGGCCGCAGGATCTCCCCTCATCTATGAGCTGAGAAAGATAGGAATTCCGCTGGAGGAGTACACACCAAGCAAAGGAAGCGATAAGATAGCCCGTGTAAACGCGATATCTGACATGTTTGCTTCCGGGATTGTGTGGTGTCCTGAGACAAGATGGGCCGATGAATTGATTGAGGAGTTGGCCTCCTTTCCGAACGGGGATCATGACGACCTTGTGGATTCAACCAGTCAGGCGTTACTGCGATTCCGGCGCGGTGGGTTCATCGCAATCGATTCGGATGAGGTTGATGAGCCTTTGCCATATCGATATCGGAAGAATATTTATTATTAAGGATGGTCTAAATGGCTACAAACTTTGACAAGGCGCTCTATGAAGCTCCGATGGGGATGGATAACCTCCCAGAGGAAGAAATAGAGGTCGAGATCGAGAACCCTGAATCAGTGACAATTGCCACCGGGGATGTGGAAATCACCCTGGAACCCGGCGCAGAACATGAAGGCGAGTTTGATGAAAACCTCGCAGAAGTTCTGGACGATGGGGAACTCGGTCAGATTGCATCAGAACTCCTGGAATTGGTGGACGCAGATATCAACTCCAGAAAAGACTGGGCCGATGCGTTTGTCAAAGGTTTGGAAGTCCTAGGTCTTAAATATGAAGAACGCACAGAACCTTGGACGGGGGCCTGTGGTGTTTATTCAACAGTTTTAACTGAAGCTGCAATCCGTTTCCAATCTGAATCGATTATGGAAACCTTCCCGGCGGCAGGCCCGGTGAAGACTGCAATTATTGGCTTGATTAACGAGAAGAAGGAAGAAGCTTCTCGCCGTGTCCAAGAGGACATGAACTACAAGCTAACCGAGCAGATGCCTGAATACCGCCCCGAGCATGAGCGTATGCTCTATTCTCTGGGTCTCGCAGGTTCAGCATTCAAGAAGGTTTACTACGATCCCAGCATGGGACGGCAGATGTCAGTCTTCTGCTCAGCTGAAGATGTGATCGTTCCCTATGGAACATCCAATCTAGAGACCGCTGAACGTGTAACGCATGTAATGCGTAAGACCAAGAATGAACTGAAGAAACTCCAATACAACGGTTTCTATCGGGACATCGACCTTGGCGAACCGATCAATATGCTGACGGATATTGAGAAGGTTAAGGCAGACCAACAAGGTTATCGCGCAACGGATGATGACCGTTATCAACTCCTAGAGATTCAGGCATATCTGGATATTGAAGGATATGAGGATGTTGATGAGGAAGGAGAGCCCACGGGCATCGCTCTTCCGTATATTGTCACCATCGACCGTGGAACGACCAAGGTTTTAGGGATCCGTCGTAACTGGAAGCCCAGTGATGAGAAGAAGCTGAAGCGTCAGCACTTCGTCGATTATTGTTACATCCCCGGGTTTGGTTTCTACGGCCTCGGCCTGATCCATATTATTGGTGGATATGCCCGCGCAGGAACCATGCTGATTCGCCAATTGGTGGACGCAGGAACCCTGTCTAACCTCCCCGGTGGATTGAAATCCCGTGGTCTCCGAGTTAAGGGCGACGATACCCCCATCTCCCCGGGTGAATTCCGCGACGTTGATATTCCTTCTGGAAGCATCAAAGACAACATCATGACGCTCCCCTACAAGGAGCCGTCACAGGTCTTGGCTGGCTTGCTGGACAAGATTACTGAAGAAGGTCGCCGCTTGGGTGCTATCTCCGACATGAATATCTCGGATATGAGCGCAAATGCCCCGGTGGGAACGACTTTGGCTTTGTTGGAGCGCACCCTCAAGACGATGTCAGCCGTGCAGGCTCGGGTGCATTATTCGATGAAGCAGGAGTTTAAACTGCTGAAGAACATCATCCGCGACTACACCCCGCCGGATTATGACTATGAACCGACCGACGGAAAACCAGCAGCCAAGCAGTCTGACTACGACATGGTGGAGGTTATCCCCGTGTCTGATCCGAACAACGCCACGATGGCGCAACGGATCATGCAGTATCAGGCAGTCATGCAAATGGCCGCTGGCGCACCGCAGATCTATGACCTCCCTTACCTGCATCGACAGATGATTGAGGTTCTGGGGGTCAAGAACGCAGACAAGCTTGTGCCGATGGAAGATGACCTGAAGCCCAAGGATCCGGTATCGGAGAACATGGGATTCTTGACCGGGAAGCCGACCAAGGCGTTCATCTACCAGGAACACGATGCCCACCTTCAGGCCCATCAATCCTTCATGCAGGATCCGATGGTTGCCGCAACGATTGGGCAAAACCCATTGGCTCAGAAGATGCAGGCCGCAATCATGGCCCACATCGCAGAGCACCTAGCGTTTAAATATCGCCGCCAGATGGAGGAGCAGATCGGAGCACCGCTGTTCCCGCCAAACGAAGAGCTTCCCGAGGATGTCGAAGTCGAAATGTCTCGACTCATCGCAGAAGGTGCAAAACAAGTTCTGCAAGCAAATCAGTCCCAAGCCCAACAACAACAAGCCCAGCAGGCCGCGCAAGACCCGCTGGTGCAGTTGCAACAGGCTGAATTGCAGATCAAACAGGCCGAGGTTCAGTCCAAGACTCAGAAAGCGCAGTCTGAGATTGCCATGAACCAAGCCAAGCTCCAGATTGAACAAGACAAGATCAAGCTGGAAATGATGAAAGTACAGAACCAGAAGGAGATTGAGATGGCTCGCATTCAAGAGCAAACTCGGTCAAACAACCAGAAGGTTCAGGTAGACCTGTTTAAACGAGGAACCAAATGATAGATGACCAAGCTCTGAAGTACTTAGCGAAAGAACTGAAGAAAGCAGAAACCGGTCTTCTAGAAAGCCTTGGGGATGGGGGTGCGGATGACTACCCCCAATACCGAGAAATGTGCGGCCAGATCCGAGGTCTTTTGTACGCACAGGATTTAATCTCCGACCTTGCGAGAAAATTGGAGAAACTTGAAGATGAATGAGATCCTAATAGGACAGTCACTGGATCCCTCGGGGCCAGTATCAGTGCTCCCCGGCACTGCGGAAGAGAAGGCAAAGCAGGTTCCAGACCCTGCGACATATCATTTACTCTGCGTTTTACCGGACGTAGATGAAGAATATGAAAGCGGTCTGGTTAAAGCAGGTCAAACCATGCATTATGAAGAGGTACTGTCGCCAGTCCTTTTTGTGGTGAAAATGGGCCCTGACTGCTACAAGGACGAAAAACGATTCCCGTCCGGCCCCTCTTGTAAGGTGGGGGATTTTGTACTTGTGCGTCCTAATACAGGAACCCGCATCAAGATCCATGGCAAAGAATTCCGTTTGATTAACGACGACTCCGTTGAAGGTGTTGTCCAAGATCCTCGCGGTATTACCCGAGCATAAGGAGTAAAACCATGGCAGAGATGGAAAAAGTTGAATTTGAATTCCCTGATGAGAAGGAAGAAAAAGAATCTCGCAAGGGAAGCCGTGTCGTAACCCCGGAGCCTGAAGAAAAGGTAGAGGTTGCGCAGGAAGAAGATTTTGAGGTGGTAGACGATACCCCGGAGGAGGATCGTGGGCGTAAACCCATGGAAAACCCCCCGGAAGACCCCACCGATGAGGAATTAGCCACCTATTCCAAGCGTGAAAAGACCAAAACTCGGGAGTTTCACAAGGCTTATCACGACGAACGCCGCGCAAAAGAGGCGGCTATGCGTGAAAAAGAGGAGGCAATTCGCATTGCCCAAGCCATTTTGGAAGAGAACAATCGCCTGAAAGGGACGGTAAATCAGAGCCAAAATGCCCTCTTGGAACAGGCAAAACGCACTGTCGCGCAGGAATTGGAAGACGCCAAGCGTAAATATAAGCAGGCGTATGAAAACGGGGACTCCGACGCGCTGGTAGCGGCGCAGGAAGAGATCACCTCGGCCAAGATAAAAGCCGACCGGGTAAACAATTTTAAACCTAAACCTTTACAGGAAGAGAAAAATCAGGTACAAATGCCTGAACCGCAAGTTAGGGTTGATCCTAAAGCCGAAAATTGGAGGCGAGCCAATGAATGGTTTGGGGTTGACCGTGAGATGACCGGCTTTGCTCTTGCGGTGCATGACAAGCTGGTCTCGGAGGAAGGGCTAAGTCCTCAAAGTGATGAATACTACCAACGCATAGATGGTAGGTTACGCCAAGTGTTTCCAGAGAAGTTTGCCTCTGCGAAACCCGCCGATGCGAATCAGCGCCCCAATGCAAATGTTGTTGCTTCTGCTTCCAGAAGCGTGGCTCCTAAGAAGATCACGCTGACGGCATCTGAGGTAAATATCGCCAAACGGCTTAACATTCCGCTGGAACGTTATGCACGGGAGGTTGCGGTTTTAAGGAGAAATAATAATGGCTGAGCAGAAAAGAGAACCCCGTCAGATGGAAATGCGTTCTGAGATGGAGCGTCCTAAAGCATGGATGCCGCCCACTCTACTGCCGGATCCCGATCCTGAAGAGGGTTGGAAGTTCCGTTGGATTCGCATGTCTATGCTGAACACTCCTGACGCCGTTAATATTTCAACGAAATTCCGTGAGGGATGGGAACCTGTCAAGGCTTCCGAACAACCCAAACTCCGTTTCTTGAATAACCCTAACGGGCGTTTCCCGGACGGAATTGAAATTGGTGGTTTGTTGCTTTGCAAAACCCCGGCTGAATTTGTCGAACAACGTGACGCTTATTACCTGAATCAGGCTAATCAGCAGATGATGTCCGTCGAAAACAGCTTCATGCGTGATAATGATCCTCGTATGCGCAAGTTTAACGACCAGCGCTCGCAGGTCACTATCGGAAGAAGTGTTTAATCCTTTTAGGAGTCTCAAAT